CCTCGAATTCACCCTCGGCCAGGGTAGTACAAAGGACCCAATTTGCTATTGATTGTCAATATCAATAAACTATTGATAGTGAGAATCAATTCTCAATAATGCAAGCGATAATGACAATCAATTGCAATAAAGTGAGCCTGCAATTGAGAATCAATCGCAATAAAATCGCACACTAAAAACCCCTAGCTGTAGGCCAGGGGTTGAAAGTTTGCGTTAATTTGGCTAGGATTAACCCTCTAAATAATAAATACGTTTAGCGCAAGCGATAGCGTCCCTTTTATTTTTAAAATGCCAGCCCCATATGTCGGGTTCAGCTCCTACGTATTGATTCTCGCTGTTCTTGCTGGGCGTGTAAAAGCGGCCGCTCCTGAATGCGCAGACGTACCATCGGCCGTCAGAAGCTTGGTGAACATGCATTATTGAGCCCCCGCAATAGCGGCCGAGGCCTTGGCCTTACTGGCACCGTGAGCAATAAAAGCCACAATCAGCTTTGCTGGCCTAGTATGGCATATCGCACAGGTTGCACAGGTAACGGTGCTATCTGGCCTTTGAGCGGGGCAAACTACTACCCGATTACCAGCCGGTGTGTTCCAGGCTGTCCTAGTCTCGCTAGCTGGTACTGCTAGCACCGCAGGCAAGCCAGCAGCCACCGCAGCATCTGCTGCCAGTTCGGTCTCGGTTGAGACATTAACGGCGAATCCCTGCCGGTTAGCTTGCCTGATTAGCGCTAAATTCTCGCCCTTGCTTAAGCCATGATGAGTGTACGTATATCCACGCTTGCCTTTATTAGCTGCAATCATGCGCCTTACAAAGCGTCTAGATATCCGGCCGCCAGTGTGTGGTAGATCCCCTGCTTGGTTATGGCGCCATAGTTGGGATTTAGGTAACGCTTTAATTGCTGCTAGGAATTCAGGCAGGGGCTGGCCTCGGTCGCCACGGGTGACAGAATCCCAATGGATTTTCATCGGGAAGTTGTTGGCATAACAACCATTTTTCATGAATGGGCAGCTGGCCGGACATGTAGCGCGGCTACTGGTGCTAACAGGAATTGGGCCGGTTTTAGTGTTGCTGGAGACTGGGGAAAGGTGGAATAACATCTGAAAATTGCGTTGGGATTGGGGCCAGTAAGCCACTGGCGGGGCTTTAATTAATGGCTAGACGCGACCCATGGCTAGGTCATCCATAAAGTCGGCAAGAGTATCGGTTGGCAACCAACGGGTTAAGGCTGCCAATGCGTAATCGGGGCAGTCTTGCGATACAAGCCAAAAGTCATCGCGGACGGTAGAGGGATCGTTCTCGCCGTAGGGCTGATCTTCTAAAAACATGGGAAGCGCAACGGTAAAAGGAGCAGGGGATGAAATTAAACGGATAGATGCGATGCACTCGCCGGGCAGAGTGGGGCCGATCATGCAAGAGCCCTCCGCACTTGGTGGCGGGTGATACCAAGGCGGGCCGCTATGGCGCGCTGGCCTAAGCCGGCAGCTGCCAGTGACTGGATAGTGGGGGGTTGAGCCTGAGCATCGATGCGATCGGCTAGTAGCCGCAGCCAAGCGGCGACATAAGGCGCCAGCCTGACGGCGAGAACGTGAAGCACGGCCACGGCGATCATTGCGGCACCGATCACGGCCGAGGCAATAGCCACTAGGTCAAGGCCACGGAGCCAAGCGACCAGATCATCAATAGGAGGGAAGGACGGGGAAGTCATAGGAGGGAGGGAATAAAGGGGAGAGGTAATCAGGGGAGGGGGGCGTAGGCCCAGCTGTAGCCATTGGCCTCTATCTCACGTAGGGCCAAGGTGCAAGCCAAAAGCCTTAGGCGCACGATTGCATCCCAAGCTTCCAGCGTGTCGGCACCCGCCAGGCCAGCGGCATGGGCCCGCTCGATGGCGAGATTGGCAATGTGGTTGATCTGTTGAGCGGTCATGGCGGGGGAGGTGCGATGGGGTAATGCAAGGGATAGCTTTCGCCTTGCCCTTGCATTCTTGCCGATATATAGGCCACTGGCGACCCATTGCAGCCGGTTTGCCAATTGGCACAAGGTGCGGCCACCTAGGCCAGCTCGTACCCGTGGCGCGTTACGTGGCACAGCGGCGCCTCGGCACCTTGGGGAAGCGGGCAGCACCAACCGGCACCGCAGCTAGTACAAATGCACACTAATACAAATGTATTAATTAACGGTAATGTTATACAATAATATTGCGCTCTAAATATAGTACAAATGTACTATAATACAAATGTACTATAATACAAATGTACTTTAGTATGCATGCACTATAGTACAAACGTATTAATCAACGATAGCGTTATATAGTAATATTGTGTTTTTGTTATAGTGCAAATGTACTATAGTACAAATATACCAAACACTCAATTTATAAATTAGGCAAAAACTACATATAAACCAAACTTGCGCCGTCTCAAAAAACACCCTTTAAACCGACCCCTTGCAAGTCCCTTAAACCGACCCCTTGCAAGTCCTAAATTTTTTTGACAAATTGCAAAACAGCTTGATTGAAGATCGGCAAAACATTTTTGTTAATTGCATCTTCTGCTGTAAACATAAAGTCGTAACGTTTAGCAACAGTTGGCACCCGTTCCAATTGCTTAAACACCTGCACCGGTGTCTGCCGCATTATCCGGTAAATGCCAGGTGCTGGGATCTTGCCCTTGCCCAAGGCCCTCATTTGCTTCGCCAGAGCGTCCCTGCTGCCCACGTAAGGCACATAGGCGTAGCTGCCCTCTGTTCGATACCTCCCGGGCCTTACAGAGGCCCTGATGTCCTCAAACGCCTTAATCCCATAAAGTGCCTCCACGTACTGCGATGCCCGCATCCGCCCCTGGGCATTGCGCTTGGTGCCAGCGGAGTTCTCGATCGGCAGCATGTAACGGCCGTTATAGCCCTCAAGCTGCGAACCCAGTCGCACTTGAAACCGAGTTTGATACACCATGCCGCCCTTGATCTGCGGCAGCAGATAGCTAGACGGCGGCTGACCCTTTGTCGCTTCGTCCCGCAGGTATATCTCGGTGTAAGGCGCGTCCTTGGTGGCTAGGTGGCGGTACAGGACGCTCTTGAGCGTAAAAGGGCTTACACGATTGAACGAGTCGGTCATCTCATGCTGCAGGGCCTTACGGACCACGCTGGCAAGCCTGTTGACCGTCACTGCCGCCAGGAACGGCAATTGCACCTGGGTGACAAGGTCTAGCTCGCGCTGCAGCTGCTGACCATTGAACGAAACGGTGGCCAAGAAAAAACCCCCGGGTTACCCCATGGTAACGCCGGAGGCCCCAATCGCTCCTCAACTGTAGCACCAGGGGGTAGGCGGCAGCCTACGGATCTTTCCTACCTACCTACCTACCTACCTACCGCCTAACACTGGTCCGTTTATCCCCCCCTCTCCCCTTTTATACAAAGTTATAGAAATAGGTAGGTAGGTAGGAAGTAGGAAGAACGCAGTGGTGAACTGGGAAGTGCCTTTCCTACCTACCCTTTTCTTTCCTACCTCGCCTTGGTGTAGACCCATTTGAGGGCTCCATCAAGCTGTTTTCGATGCCGTTCGTATCCCATGTCTCTCAAAATAGACGCAACTTGCATCTGATCTGAGCGAGTTTGGCGCTCGATCGGTTTACAGATCGCCTCGCTTAAAAGCACTTGGCTGGTGATGGTCCGTCCTTGGTTTCGTGGCTGCTGGAGCCACGACGCAATTGGTTCAATCCAAGGCGACTCGATCAGGTAGTTCTCGTTCTCTCGATCGATGGTCGCCGCCTGCTGCTGGGACAGGTGGCTGGTGGCGCCATTGCGTACAGCTAAGACTGCTGCCGCCCATATGGCGTCCCGCTCTGCTGTGAGCGTCGTGATGTCGATCATGGGACCATCTACTGCAACTGGAATGATCCAGAAGCGGCGGTTGCCGGTGTCATCAGCGAGGAAGCCAGCCTCCCGGTTGGTGGAGCCAACGATGATCGAACGACGCGGGAAATCCTCGGTAGTGCGGGCATATGGCATACGAAAGGTGTCCACCTGCTGGGACAGGAACGACTTGACCTGGCCGGCATGACGACGACCCGTTACATGATCGAGTTCGGCCCATTCCATGATCCAACTGCGGTGCAGGATCATCAGGTCGTCCTTGGATGTGATGTCGCGCAATGCATCACTGAACCAAAGGCCACCTAATACGCGCCAAAACCATGACTTGCCAATGCCCTGGGGGCCCATGAGGACACAGGCCGAATCATGCTTACAGCCGGGGTGATAGATGCGCCTTACGGCAGCGATCAATGTGGCCCTGACCATTGCGTCGTATAAGGTGCCAGGCTTGTCGGCGGTCCTTAAGTATTTAGTTGCCAGATGGTCAATGTTTGCTGGCGGCACCTGTGATGCAACAGAATCAAGCCATTGCTTAACTGGATCATGCGGGTTTTCTGTTGCTACTTTGATTAAACAATCAGACGCAAGTTCTTTCGATACTTTAACACCTTGCTCTGCAAGTCGTAAATAATAAAGGTCTATCTTGTCAATTGGCTTCCACATCAATGGATCGCCCTCTAGCTGCTCTATCTGCTGCGTGAAGATATTCCAGCGCAATGTATGGCCATGCTCCAGGCGCAATAAACGCAATAAATCATGCGCTTCAAATTTTGGTTGCCGGCCATTGTCGGCAGGTTTAGGTAGTTGAGTTGGCTGTTGCTTACCTAGCGTGATGGGCGCTGGTGTTGCTAGGTGGTGAAGGGTGCCAAGACCTACGCCGCCTGATGGCGAGAATGATTTCCATTTTGCTTCGCAGATGCCGGCTTCAAATTTGCCAGAGGTAGCTGACCATCCCACCCAATCTTGAAGAAGGGAGTCATCAGTCGCATGTAGGGCCATGCCAACCCGTAGCCAATCGTCATAGCTATCGGCGTAAGAAGTGGAAATGCGCGATAGATAATCACGGGCGCGTTGTGCGTCTTGGAATGGATCCGGCAACCGTAATAGCGGCATTGGATCGGGTTGTTTTAACATTTGCTGAAGCAACTCAGTTGGTGCTTCTGCAATTGGCAGTGATGATGGATCGCGATTTGGTATCCAGCGATAAGCACCGGTTGTGGGATGAGCGCCTATAACTACTGATTGACAGCCAGACCAACGCAGCTCAAGCTGTTCATTTTCAATGCTGGATTTAATCTTGGTGGTTTTGATCTGATCCCAAAATGGTTTTGGAACCTGGTAGATGATTTGTAGGCGAGCGTCGCGGCCTGAGGTTACGGCCCAAGATTTAGGCAACGAGCTTAATGGCGCGTCGATCTTGTCTAAAACTTCAGATGCACCTGGGCCGTCATGATCAACAAATAGCAACCCTTGAGATTGGGGACCTGCTATTACACCAACGGCATGGGCGCGACCTGAATTTAGCTCTGCTGCTACCTGCGATTTGGTGAGCGGATTTTTTTGCCATGCGGGCTGGTAGGGCCGCTTTTTGTCATCAACTGCAACAAACCCCCAATGGTCTGGTAGTTGCTGGAGCTGATCAAGGAGGGTCGTCATCGCTGAAAATCTTGAGGGCGTCGGGGACAGAGCGAGCAATGCCGGCGATACCACCAGCTGAGCTGACTGCGGCATGCCATGCGTGTTGCTCAGGTGATATGCGACCGGTTGGGGTTTTAACCTCAATGGAGGTAAAGACCGCCACCTGCTGGCCGACCATATCGGGCGTAATGGTTACGGTACGCCAGCCGATGAGGTCGGCGCTACCTTTGCAGAGGCCAAACTGGACGGGGCGTCCATTGGCGTCACGCAACGTACCGGTGTTGTTGCGAAACAACCGTAGGTCCGGCCTAGTGCCTAGGGCAAGGCGAATATTTTGCTGGATTGTTTGCTCAGATGACAAGCATAAACTGGCCGTTGCGATCAAGCTTAGGCGCACCGTATGGGCGGCCTATAGCGTTGCTTATGCGCTCGCAAGCATATTCGGTTAATTTTTCAGGGTGCTTGCATTTTTCATGGGCAAATTCACCGTACAATTCTTCGGCGGCGGCCCAGTGCACGTTGCTTGCTTCTTCTATGGTGTCATAAGAACCAAGATAATATTTCTTTCCATTTTTTTTAATTTGAGTTATAAATTTGCTGCCTTCATAATGTACTCCTTTAACTCCTAATTTATTATTTTTCCTGGGACCCGCATTAGCGCCATTTGACACGTGATTTGCAAGCCTTAAATTTATAATTTTATTGTTAGATTTATTTTTGTCTATGTGATCAATTTGCATGCCGCCTGGGTCTTGATTGTAATACAACGCCCATGCTAATCGATGAGCTTTGAAAATTTTTTGGTTTATTGTGACATGAATGTAACCTAGGCTATGTAAAGAACCAGCCACATTATTAGCCTTAATTTTTTTACCAACATTAATCTTCCACCTAAACAGTCCAGTATCGGGTTCATAGTGAAGCAATTCTTTTAATTCTTCAATTGGCGGCAATGGCCTGATGGTTTTCATGACGAAAGGGAAGAACGGGATTGGTAAACCTTGTAAGCCCAGCCGCGGCTGTAACCGCGTTGGTCCGCAATAGCAAGTAGTTGGTCAAGGGTGCGGGCTTGACCAACTTGGCGGCGATCACGGGCGCGAGCGCGTTCCAGGGCGTCACGAGTAAGTTCCTGTAGTTCGCCCTCCTGCTGCTGAATTTCACGGGGTGAAGGCAATGCAGGGGTGCCGCAGACCGGGCATTGAGGTGCGGGTTTGAAGGCTGCAAAACAGATAGTACACGTCCTAACTGCAGGTGCCACCTCCTTTGTCTTGGATGGCCGGCCCTGTAACGACCAGTCACGACAATCATCTGGAAACCCATGCCGGTGGACGTTGCCCACGTGATCGAGGATTACCGCCTCTCGCTTACCGGGTGATGGCCGCAGGACACGGCCCACCTGCTGGAGAAATAGCCCCTCGGATTGGGTTGGCCGCAGGAGAATCGCCACCTCGGCGGGACAGCAGTCAAAACCCTCCGATACAACGTCAACGGTCACGAGTACCTGCAGTTTGCCGTTAGCCAATGCGTTGATCGCACGGTCACGCTCCGCCGGCACTGTGGAACCCAGCAATGTGGTTGCGGTGATGTTGGCTGCCTTGAATTGCTCGACGACGTGGTTGGCGTGAGCAACTGTGCAGCAGAATACGATGGCCAATTTGCCACGAGCGTAATGCAGGTAATGCCCGATGGCATCACCTGTTACTGATGAGCGATCCATGCGGGCGGCGGCCTGCTCGATGGTGTAATCACCAGCGCGAGATTTTAGGCCCGATAGGTCGGCTGCCATTGGCGGCGCATAAATCCGCGATGGGCAAAGAAAACCATCGGCGGTAAGGTCAGCAACTGACGGGCCTAGAACTAGGTGATCAAATGTTTCGCTGAGGCCGCGACCATCAAGCCGAATTGGGGTAGCGGTAACACCCAGGCGCGAGGCATCTGGCCAGTGAGCAAGGATCTTGCCCCAAGTGCTACCGGTAGTGGCGTGATGCGCCTCATCGATGATGATGAGATCTGGCTGGATTGCGGTATCAAGGCGCCGGATGAGCGTTTGCACGGATGCAATTTGAATTGGTGCATCTGCACGATCAACGCCGGCAGCGATGATGCCATGGGGCACCTGCAGGGCCGTGAGTTTGGCTGAGGTCTGATGGATCAGCTCGCGGCGATGGACAAGGATTAACACGCGAGCGCCACGGGTAAGCGCTTGGTGGGTAATGGCGGCCAGGATGATGGTTTTGCCGCCGCCGGTGGGTAGGACTAGCAGTGGTGCCCTGGCGCCTGAACGGAAGGCAATGCGTAAATTACTGACCGCTTGATGCTGATAATGCCGAAGAATCATGGATGCGATTGGGTGCGATCTAAGTGTAACGGTATTGACTTAATGCTGTCCAGTGTGTATTGTGTGTGGGTCCCCAGCGCACTCCAATGGAAAACGCGGACTACCACCGCCACAAGGCGGTCAGCAAAAGCCACCTAGACCAAATCGCCAAATCACCGCTGCATTATTGGGGTAAATACCTTGATCCCAACCGCAAGCCGTTCGAGGAAACTCCTGCAATGGCGCTTGGCACTGCTGTTCATACGGCGGTGCTTGAGCCTGATGAGCTGCAGAACAGGTACGCATTAGCTCCTGATGTAGACCGTCGCAGTAAAGCCGGCAAGGAAGAGTGGGCAGCTGCGGCCAATGGCGGACGCAAGTTGCTCAAGTGGGAAGAATTTGATCAAGTCAACGCCATGGCCACCAGCGTCAAGAATCATCCTGCCGCTGCGTTTCTGTTCTCACAGCCCGGCAAAGCCGAGACCTCATGGATGTGGAACGATGACGTGACCGACGCTGAATGCAAATGCAGGCCCGATTGGTTGACCAATGACCACCGGCTGTTGGTGGATCTTAAAACCACCAAGGATGCAAGCTTGCGCGAATTTAAGCGTTCAATTGCAAACTTTAGGTATTTTGTGCAGGCCGGCTGGTATCTGCACGGCATAGAAAAAGCTGGCAGCCAACGACCTGAGCAATTTATTTTTGTTTGCGTCGAATCCAGCGCACCATACGCTTGTGCGGTTTATGCGGCTGATGCCGAAATGATTAAGGTTGGCTGGGATACAGCCCGTCGCGATCTGGATAAGTTAGTTGAATGCCGCAAAACTAACCAATGGCCTGGCTATAGCACACAAATTGAACCCATTGGCCTTCCCGGCTGGATGATACCTGGCCAACAGCAAAACGTTCTCCCTGACATTGAGATGTACTAATGACAGACTCCACAGCACTTGCTACGACTAGCCCCGGATCGGTGTTTAGCGGTTTGCAAGCATTTGAAAATGCACAACGGATTGCTAAGGCTTTGGCTAGCAGCACGTTGATCCCAATTCAGTTTCAAGGCCAAAACGGTTTTGCTAATTGCCTGGTGGCATTGGAAATTGCCAACCGAATGCGGATGAGCCCTTTTCAGGTTATGCAGAATTTGCATATTATCCATGGCCGCCCCAGCTGGAGCAGCCAGTTTATTATTGCGTTGATCAATGGTTGCGGGCGTTTCAAGCCGTTGCAGTATGAGCTAAGCGGCAGCGGTGATTCATTGGCTTGCCATTGCGTGGCTGTTGACATTGAAACCAATACGCCGCTGGTGGGGCCAAAGATCACGATGGCCATGGCCAAGAAGGAAGGCTGGGCTACCAAGACCGGATCCAAGTGGATCACAATGCCTGAGCTTATGATCAGGTATCGAGCAGCATCATTTTGGGGCCGGCTTTATATTCCTGACTTGTTAGTTGGCATTCAAAGCGAAGAAGAGGTAATTGATGTTGAACCGGTTGCAGTAAAAGCAACTGAAACGCTGGAAGATCTAAACCAGCAGATTGTTGTAAAGGAGGTGCCAAAGGTTGACGACATCTTCTGATTTTTTTACGCCAAAGGAATTGGCCGAACGTTGGCGCGGGGTTGTTAAACCACAAACGCTGGCGTTATGGCGCAGAATTGACACTGGCCCCAAATTTATTAAGGTCGGCAACCGGATTTTATATCCGTTGGCCGAGGTTACAGCTTACGAAAATTCTTCTTTGCAATCTTGATCATGACTTTCAAGGCTAACGGCGCACTGTTTAAGCAAGGACCCGCTGAATTGCAAAAGCGGATGGGCGATCGCTATGACGCAAACAAAAATTACCCCGAATATGACGGAATGCTGAGCATTGCTGCGGATCAGGTTGAGCTACTGGTGCATTACCTGATGAACGCGGTGCCATCAGGCGATCGGCAGGAGGTGCCCGTTCGCATTAGCGGATGGCGCAAAACTGCCAACAGCGGTGTCCAGTATTTGAGCCTGCAGTTCCAGCCGGACCTCAAGGTGCTGCGCCAGATCCAGGATGCGTCAGTTACAACCCAGCAGGCGGCGCAGTCGCTGGCCCAAGCTACGGGCGGGGTTGTAGTTAGCGGTGATCTGTTCTAGCTCTAGGCGCGAGATCTCACCGATCGCTTGCCGTAGAAGCTTTTCCTGGTAACGGGACTGTTTCCATACGCTGGCGGCTAGGGCCCGCACTTGCTGATCGTCTTGGGCGTTTAGCAGGCTGCGGGCTTCTAGCTCTAGCTGGAGCAGCTGTTCTGGGGTGAATTCGACGATCATCCATTGACCAAATGCCATGAGAAAAGCGGTGCATTGCGTGTATAGGGTATTGCCCCCTGGCGCCATTGCTGCTATTGTTCAAGGGTCCAAGGCACTCAAGCCCATGCCCTCTCGCATCATTTGCTTTTTGCTTCCGGCCTTTATGGCTTTTGCCATTGTCTCAAGCTTTGGCACCCAACCCAACACCAACCCAGTTCCCGTCGCCTACCATGACTAATCGTTTTTACTTTCGGATACCAGAAGCCAACATCTATGAATGCATTTGCGCTGTAAGTTTTACTGAAGCCAAAGCGCAAGCATTTAAAGATTGGGCACCATTTTGGAACAAGATCGAATGGCTTACACCAACAACACACGCTGAGGTTAAATTGCCGTGAGTAACCAACATTCAATTACCCCACCGCCGGAGCTGGTGCAGCAGTGGCGAGAGCAGATGCCCGTTGGTATTTTTGATGGTTATAAGTACCCGGAGCGGGAAAAAACTCTGTGTTTAGTGGCCGCCCGCTGGGGTGCCGACCAGGAGCTGGAGGCGTGTTGTGCGCTGATAGATAACTGGGGGCTGGATGAAGCTGATCTCCGCGCCGCCCGCCGTCCCAAACCGCCGAGCTTGAAAGAGCAGGCTTTGACTGCGCTACACGCTGTTGCGACAGGAGCAAATGACACCCGTGAACAATACCAAGACCTTGACACCATCCGCGCCGCCCTAAAGGCATTGCCCAATGAGTAACCCCTCATGGCGCCAACTGGCAACCATTCCAGAATCTAAGCTCAAAGCGCAAATTCTAAATGCTTGTGGCATTGAGCCCGAGGTTGCTGGCGTGTGCCATATATTCCATGCAGGGGATATTCAGATCTACGCCAGCGATCCGCCAACTAGCAAGGACAAGATTTGGTTTACGTTATACCCAGCACCCGGCACTCGGTGTTTCAATTCTCCGCGTGAATTACTAAAAGCCATTAAATGGCCACCTGGCACACCAACTGGTGATGCTTTGCGTAAATGGCTAAATCACTATGGATGGAAACCAGCCAAATGAAACCAACATGCCCTAAATGCGGCGGTCGAATCCGAATGCTTAACACAGAACCCAACCGTGAAGGTTCTAGGTCTAGGCGCTATGGCTGCCAAGATTGTGGCCATAGATTTAGCACCATTGAGGTGCCGCTTGATTGGGTAGAAGAATTGCGCGATTTACGTCAATTGCGTTTGCAATTGCGTGGCCTTGTTGGCGGCAGTAAGGTTGCCCCAGTAGTTTCCTGCGATCAATGCGTTCATTGGTATAAAGACAGTTGCGGCCTTAGCATTCCCGAAGCTGGCGCAACATTTGCAACTGATTGTTCTTCTTTTGATCATGCCTGATTTTTCTTCTTTTTTATTTCAAAACGACGAACCAGTTTGCCCTAATCTGGGCGAAGGCATTAGTCGGCCGCGGCCACAAGATCAAGTTAAGCCTTACCGAATACTGGTAAAGATACCTGGATCATTGCCAATGAAAACAGCACTCAACGCACCATCACCTAGCGAGGCTTTACGTTATGCAAGCAACAGATGGCCAACAGCAGCATGGGAATTGCTCGATGACTAACACAACATTAAGCAGGATCCAGCGGATTTTGACCGATAGCGGCTTGTTTAAAGCTGGCCAGCAAGAAGAACGCCGTAGGATCCAATATCTAATCGATGCCAGGATTGACGAGCTTAGCCATGCTGGCCGTTATGGCTCCAGCAGATGCATTGAGCTGTTGCAGCTGCGGCAGGCAATAGAACCATGACGACTTGGGGCATTGATTCCGATTGCATGTTTTCAATGCCCGTATTCCGCCCATGGTGGATGGATGGCGTTAAACTCATGCACGGCCCACTTTTTCTAAATCCAACCAGCGCCGAAGATTATGGTAAATGCATGGCAACTGCAGCAGAGACGCGCCGATCTGATCGATCAACTTTATGATCGCAGCGGTCGCACCAATGGGTTATATACAGGACTATGGCAAGAGTTTGCGGCTGATGTAGCTGTCAATGCAAGGGATACACAATATGAAGATGTAATTCATGATATTGCAATTGCAATTGGCGCTACTGAAACAATTGATTTAGCAGTTGAAGCTGCGGCTGCATTAGAAGTTATTCGTTTGCATTTATTTGGAAAATGGATTTAATCAATGACCCACCCCATTACCGGCAAGGGGAAATTGAATGCATCGATGCAATTAGGTCGGCATTAACGCCGGAAGAATTTGCAGGGTTTTGCAAGGGCAATGCGTTTAAATACCTATGGCGCGAAAAGCATAAGGGCGGCCCTGAGTCGCTTGGCAAGGCGGCTTGGTACCTAGACCAATTGCAGTCTTAACCTGTGCAAGCCAAACTAAGGCGGTCGTAATTTTCCCATGATCGCACTACACGGTGGCCGCCTGCTGCTGGAACGCTATGAGCTGACCAGCAATTGGCAATGCCGAATAAGACTAGGCCCAAATAAAGCGCAACAGATGCGACAGGACTTGGAAACGATGAGCTTACGCTTGGCCGTCATCAAAGCTCAAAGTGTTTACCATGAGTTTCGCACTGGCAAACCAGACGACGACAAAAGGAAATGCTGGGAATGCATCCATTGGTTACCAAGCGCAAACAACTGCGATTTCGGTTTTCCCGAGGCTTGTCATACTAGTGGAAGATTTGCCCGCAGATGTGAACTGTTTCACTTCCATTCTGACCCGATACAAGGTGACTAATGATTGCTACGTTGAGCAGTTAGAAAATGAACGCGGTGAAATGTACTACAGAGCCTGCCGCAATGGTGTGTGCAGGTATTGCGAAGATTTATGGATGGCGCAAATGTACGCCGAATCTATGTCAGATCGCGGGTAATCCAGTTGTGTAATCGGATTTCACGGGTCAGACAATAAAATGTCTGGCTGCGATACCAAGCAAAAACATCATGCGATGACTTCATGCTGTTGCAATGCAAGCAACAAGCTACCAAATTGGTTTCAACGGTTTCACCGCCTAGGCTGCGGGGTTTGACGTGATCAAGCGTTGCGTTCTTGCCTAATGGCTCATCACAATAAGCGCAGCAATTATCCCATGCCCTTAGAATGCGTTGCCGGTAGCGTGATTTGCTGGTTTTCTTGGGGACCAGTTCAGAGCCATCAATTTGATGATCCATTGGTAGGAAAACAAAAAACTTCTACCTCTAAATCCATCAAATCATTGTCTGGAATATATTCTGAAATACGCGAATATAAATCAGCCGGAAGTTCTTCCGGCTCTCGATCACTATCTAAAATAAATTTGGCAGAGACTTCGACCAGATAACGATCCATCAACCCGCCGTCGTTATCTCTAGCGTAACGGATTGCTACGCTAAACCTGTCCATCCCCTTGACCCATGGCCTACTACCTGATCACTGGTGAAGACGTACTGATCGGCCCTTTTGCCGGTCACCTAGAAGCCCAGCAATGGGCCGAGGCCCATGCGCTTGATGATTACGACATGGAGCAGGACGAGGCGCTTGCTGACTAGCCCAGGCTTGATTGGACGTGTGGCTGGCTGTTGTAACGGCCAGTCACCGCATAATTGCGTGTTGGCTTGGCTGCCAGCATATGGAACACCATTTGGCCAATCTTTAGCCCTGGGTACAGGGGCAGCGGGTGGAACCTGCGGGCGTTCTGTAGCTCTAGTGTCAGCTTGCTGCCATGCCAGCCTGGATCGCAGTAGCCAGCCAGCATATGGCTGTACCCTTGGCGGGCGCGGCTTGACTTGAGGACAAATTGAGCCCCAATGTCGTCGGACAGGTTGAAAATTTCCTGGGTTTCAGCCAAGACAAATTCACCGGGCATCAGCAAAAATGGATCTTCGGCCGTTGCGCTGGCAATGCTGTGGATTCGCAGGCCGGTGTGTTCCTGTTCCTCTAGCATCAAACGATCGCCAAGTCTTACATCAAGACTTGCTGGATTTAACAGTTCTTCATCGTATGGCAGCACCATGCCGTGTTCACGGCACATATGGCGGATTTCAAAATCAGGAAGGATCACAGGCGTTTAGTAGTCCCACCGAATCTTACGACGGCCAAGGCGTATTCCAAGGTGAACAAAGCCTTTAGGCGCACCATAGCCAAGCGAATAAAGCCAAGTACGATCGCACCAATTTTGCAGCTGATATACATCAACACCATCAATATAAAAATCAACCGCTCCAGTGTCTGTTGCATCGTACAAATGCTCTGATTGACTTGCGCCACCAACGGCAGCATTGATCGCAGGCGGACGGTAACCGGATGTAATGATCAGCGGTTTGCCGCCAAATGCAGCACGGGCTTTTTCCATGAATTGCGCTAATTCCAGCGCTGTATCGCATTGATGCTGCTTAACAAAACGACGAGCATTTTCATTTAATGCAAATTCGCCATAGGTAATATTGGGCGTAACTTTAAAAGCAAACGAACTAGCTGGCGTAAATTTGCCTGTTTCTTGCTTGCGATTGCGTTTCCATAGTTCGCCTTCCGCTTTACGCCGGCGCTTTAGACCGGCCTCAACATTGCTGCCGGGGTTGCGGTAAAGCATCATCGCGTCTGGGACCTGATCCCAAAGCCTATGGTGCAACGTGTGGCTGATCGTTTCAAACCCACTGGCACCATAGAAACCGGCGCCTAGGTTGTAAGCAAAGCTAATCAGCGCACAACGTTGGTTTGAAGTCATTTCCCCCCAGTGGGGGATGGTGCTCGATACATGATCAGCAAATTCACGCACTTCAGCCTCAAGCAACTGATCCGCCTTGGTTTGGGTGATTGTCAAATCATGCGGCACCGGTTTGCCATTGATTCTGGTGGTGCCATAGCCAATAGTCCATGGATCGCCGCCAGATAATGGGTCAGGATAGGCCTTGAGCTGACACCCTTCAAATTCCTTGATCAGCTGAAGCGCTTGACTTAAATCTTCCTGTTTTCCTCCAGCCTGCCAAGTTTGATACCAATCCGCGTTACGGGTCAGCAATGCTGCTGGCATTGCATCTTGAAGCTGCTTAATTGCAGCATCTTGATGCGGCAAGCCACGATAAAAACGGAAAAAATCCCGGAGTTCCATATCAACGACGGGGGAAAGCAAGCCGTGCAAATTGCAAAACTAGTTGAATCCAACTATTGGCCTTCAATGGGCTTAAGGCAATAAGTTCAGAGCTAGCGGCCACGACAATGGCAATAGCTGCAATGGTGTTAGCGTCCATGGGAAAACCTCGGGTTAGCGTTGTGCTTCAAGTGCCGCGATGCGTTGCTCTATTTGGCCAATACGACCAAACAGCTCGGTACGATCTTCGCGCATTTCACCGCGCATCAGACTTACCTCGCCAGCAATGTGTTCCACCGCTGCAGTAAGTCGTACCACGGCGGGGGCATTGTCGCGGCGCAACATTCCACCTAGGCCGGATACGGCAATGCCGATAACGGCGCCAGTAACAGCAGCAAGAACTTCAATCACTGGCGGCAATCGACCATCACCGTCAGTCTAGCTGAACGCCGTGGTCGTGCTGTTAGATGAAAACACCACAGGCGCTTCGGCTTCCGGTGCGCTCCAGCTTGAGTATGCGGCGCTGGTGATGTACGCAGCTAGTTCAGCGGTGGTGGCGGTGGCGTTGATGGCTGCAATCTTGGTGCCAGCGGCCTCGCGGATACGTTGGCGCTCGGCCTTGATGGCGGCATCCATGGGCTTGCCGTTATCGGCCTCACGGATCACCATCCAATCAGTTGGAGCCAGCAACGTGTTTGCCGTGGCACGGGTCTGGCCGATCCACTGATCAACCAATTGCGAATGGTCTTTGGGAAGCTCTGGGTTCCAGTAGAAGCGCTGGTCGTACCAGGCGGGTTCGGGCTGCTCCGTAATTCCGATGGCGGCGCGGTCCTCAGCGCTAGCCAACCTCAGCCAATTGGCCGGGTATTGGATGCTAGTTGCCGGATCTGTAAAACAGGCGTCGATTGGAAGTGTTACGCCATTCAGTAGGAACATGCCACGCGGGCGGTTTGCTCTTAGTTTAACAGGGACACACCAACCAGCTTATGACTGACGACGAAATCCGCAGCATCATGTATAACCACGTTAGCGAATTTACCAGCGGCATCTTATTTACCGATCAGGGCATCCTTGATTTTGCCCATGAATTACTTGGCACGGTCCCACCAGAGCCGGAAGATGAAGACCCACGCGCCAGCTACAAGCACCTGATCGAAGCTATCCTTGCAAGCTAGTAGACGTGTCCACTACTCACCTAGCGCGGGAGTAGTTGAAGGGTGATTCCGCCACGGCATAATAAATATATGTATCTCCAGATCCATTATTTCTTATATCGCTTGTCCGCAGCTTGAATCCATTGCTAAGAATATCGTAATAGTATGCGCTATTTTGAGCTTCAGCATAGGAACCGTTTGGGAATAACTCTGTTTGAGCGACGTTGTATGTGTCCCTGGCCGTATCGTGTATCCGCCAATCATAGGCACTTGTAGCGTTTTTAACTAATATAAACCGTGGCCTAAATCCTGTATACACAAAAACGCCATCTGAGCTTCCGTTGCCGACATATGAACCCACTGAAGAGTACCCGACTACCGGGCTGAAACAATATGCGATAGTATCAACAGAGCTTGTCCACGCTGTTCCTATTGAAAACACCGTGCTAGTGGGGGTAGTGTTGTTCCATAAGCTTGACAGTGCTGAGGCAGCAC